GCGGTTGTCAGTCCGGCTGGCAAGGCAAGCATTCGGAATTTCTGGACGGCGCTCTGAACGGGCATTATCCAGGAGGTATCGAGCGTTGTGCCGAGCTCATTGTAGTTCAATCCGCGGGGAAACCTCGTCCTTTGACGAAGTTCTCCGGCGAGACTCTTCTACTGAAGCCTCTCCACACGAGCATCTACGATCGCCTACGACGTTGTCGGTGGCTTTCCGTAGGTGACGTGACGGACGCTTCGCTTGCCAGAGCTGGCTTTTCGAAGAAGGAGGGCGAGACCCTCACCTCTGGTGACTACAAGTCGGCAACTGATCAGTTGTCGATTGAAGTAGCTGAGAGGATTTTGGGGTCCCTTCTTTCCAACGCAATATGCGTTCCCGTTGCGCTTCGAGAGGAAGCCTTAAAGATCCTTCGGCCAACTCTTTTCCATGAAAAGCTTTGTCCTGATGGGATCGAGCCGCGAGTAGGACAGATGATGGGGAGTTTTTTGAGCTTCCCACTTCTTTGTCTTCAGAACCGTTTCGCCTTTTTGTGGGCGATGCGTACTGATGGTCTAAGTCCTGCAGCTGCGGAAAAGGTTCCTTGCTTGATCAACGGGGACGACATCCTTTTTCAGTCGGTTAAACGAACCTCTGATGTTTGGATGGACACGGTTGGAAGGTTGGGATTAGAGGTCGAGCGTACTAAGACGTCAGTCTCCGATGAGTACGGTTCTTTGAACAGTACTCTGATTCGCTGGGCAGGGGAACACCTTCGGGTGATTCCCACCTTGCGTTTCGGGAGACTACGATCTTCTCAGTACGTGAACTCTCTTGCCTGTGAGTTCAGAGGATTTGTTGCAGGACTAAGAAACGGTTACCGCTTTAGAGCGGGAGTCGTTTTTTTCCGCTGGCATCTCGGCTCGTTAAGGTCAACTAGATTGACTCTTCTTGAGCTGGGATTCAGGGGTAGTCTTGCCGCAAGGCTCTCTGAGCTTTTTCGGATGGCACCTAGCGTCAAACCTGAGTACAAGTGCCCACCCGCCCCCGTAGGTCACAACGTGACTATCTCTTCGGAGATATCTACTTGGGTGAGTGAGGCAGCTGTTTCTCAGGAGTTGAGCGTTTTGAATGCCCGGGAGACGGCTTCATGGAAGTTCGGCTTGACGTTCGAATCCTGTAAGACTAGGAGTACAATTAAGTACTTCCTGGATCTTTCAGCGGTCAGACGTCCAGTTACTTGCTTCAATGTCCGTGAGGGGTGGAGGGGTAGATTGACTCAAGAGACGAAGAGCGAGAAGACTCGCAGGCTTCGGTCTTGGTTTAATGAACCCAGGGAAAAGGAGGAAAAACGGATGGCTTTGATGGACAACCTTATTTACTCGACACAGGTCGAGGAGTTTGGTCCACCGCCAAGCTACTCAGAGAGCGTGGGGGGTATGGGGTCGTGGCATGAGGAACCGCAAGGTTCTGATTGCTACCACCCAAGTAAAAAGTGAATGT